CGCTGAGAAAAAGACCATGAACCATCGTAGCTATTAAAGAAGCTGACTCTGAACTGAACGTAGTCACCGACTGCTGGCTCTTGGACAAGATCTTTAAATAAGATTTCACCTCTAAGCTTACGGCCATCTTCCATTACGTCTACTGTTAGATCGTAATCTGAAGACAGGTCAGATGCTTTGACGCTATCTAAGATAGAGTTAACTACATCGTCATGCGGTATAGCTTTGTAACGTGAGCCGTGTAAGCCCATCGCTTTGCCTGTGTCTGTGCGTATGATGCACTTGTGATCTGGTATGACCTCACCGTCCTGTGTAAACACAGGCTGTGTATCGATGGGGAAATTGTAATCATTTGATTGGAAGTCTAGCATTAGTTCTCTCCTTTTAATGCTTCTGGTTGATGAATTAAATTTAATGAATCGGAATCATGTGCAAATGCAATGACAGTAAAGCTAGTACCATCATTTGTTTCGAATCGTATTCTGCGTGTGCAAACACCAAATGCTTCTTGCATACTGTTTGTTTGCTTTACTTCTATGGACGTTACTCCATGTAGTTGCATCTCTTTGATTGTCATAGTTCTCTCCTGTTTTGGTTAATAAAACTTTATTTAAAGTATCAATGCAATGGGTGTGACGTAGCGTTATAGATTAAGTTACGTTACGTCACATTGAAAGTTACGTTGCGTCACGCTCCACGAATGAGTTCGATTGCTTCTTGTATGCCAGCAGCTTTGCCGTGCTTGTATGCAACTCTTAAAGATAAATGAATTTCGTTTCGTTGTGAAGGTGGGAGAATAAATGATAGTTCTGATACAATCTTACCAGCTACATCATCTATAAGCACAGCATCATAATCTATTTCTGGTTTCATTTTGATTTAGATTCCTTTCGTTGCAGTAATACTTTTAGAATTAAAGGCATCGGATTCTTTTGAACCCGACACCAAGCCATGATGTGTTCGTCTTGTTGCATTAGTTATTACCTTTCGTTTTTGGTTTCGTTTTAATTAGCCAATGTATCCGAGAACAAGCAGACCTATTGCTGCTAGACAAAGCATAACCCAGCCAGCAAGTATGATGATGTCTTCGTAGTCCATGTTAACCTCCTTAGTTAAAGAAAGAGCAGAAGCTCCTTGTTAAACTAACAAGTAGAAGAGAGAGCCTAAGCTCTCTCTTTGAGGTATCTTACGATACCATCTTTCTGAGTGCGCTGAAGTTAGCTGCCTTGACGTTAGTGGATGGCTTCTTCTTAGCTGTCCAAGCTTCGCCGCCAGTAAGAACGGTGTAGACTTGACAGTCTGCATCGTGACGAGCTTGAAGCTCTTCTAGTTCTGGCATCAGAGTGTTGATCCAACGCTCGGTGCGTTCGATGGCGTAGCTGTTCTTGTCTGCAAACGCTTGATCGTATTCTGCAAGAGAATCAGCAAGCTGCTTCTTCTTGAACGTCAAGCTGTTGCTTGATGTGTAACAGGCGTCACGACCTAAACCTTTTAGAAAGTTGTCGTTGACTACTGGGCCGTCAGCTGACGGTCTGTCTGTAGTATGGAAGTTAATTACTTCCAACTTCATCTTTGCAAGTTTACTTATCNTTGTCATCTCTAGGACTCCTTATCAAATCGAGGGAACCGCCCTCTCGGTGAAGACCAGTAGCACCCCAGCCAATGCCCTCTGGGCGCTTGAAGTTAGCAAGGAGAAACGGCCTCTTGGCCGCCTTGCGAACTTTTGGATGCGGGTGATATGCAGGCAAGACGAGTGGGTGGTTCGCTTGATCAAGGAGTCATAGAGAATGACATAAGTAAACGCAGCTAAGTGAAGTTGGTAGTCATTTGGTGTAGTATGGTTATAGTCTGTCAATAGTCTGACGGGGTAGTATGATACCTCTTTTGACAGTGTGACGTAACGTCATGTATTGACAAGCAAGTATCAGATCATGCTATCTGGGGGGAGAGAGGGTGAGGGGGGCAAGCAATGGGATATATGAGAGATATGCAATGAATCAAGTAAGTAAAATGCGTAAATTAACCGACAAACAAACAGCGTTGATTGACACACTCGTAGCAAATGGATGTACCATAGGTAAGGCCGCAGAGATGGCTGGATATGCAGCTGGCGAATCTGGAAGAGTGACTGCAAGCAAAGCTTTAAAGCTAGCTCATGTGCAGCAATACATGATGCAGAGAATGAATGAGGAGTTCGGACTGAGTGCTACATTGGCTGCTGGAACTGTAAGAAGGTTAGCCACAGGTGCTAAGTCTGAGTACGTTCAGCTAGAAGCTAGCAAGGATCTGTTAGATAGAGCAGGGTATAAGCCTATAGATCGCTCTCAAGTGCAAGTAGCAGGTGACATTCGTGTCAGTATTGACCTAGGTTGATTCTGTTGCAACAGGGGGGTGGGGTAAAAAGTACCCGCCATAGTTACTGTAATAGTCCACCACTCGCATTATTCTGGAAAAAGGTTTGCCAGTTATATTTTTTCTAGTATAGGGTTCGATCAAAGGAGAATGTCATGGAACCGATGGACGCAATAAGAGAAGACCTGTCTTCTAAGAAATACGCAGACAATCCTAAGAGGGCTATTAAGTTTCTCAAGAGCGTGATTGTTAGTGAGCAAAGAGCTATTAGTAGGTTAAGCGGTAGCGGTAAGACTCCTACTGTAACCTTTGGTGATGATGGCCCTCAACCTTCTACGAAGAAAGACGATATTAAAGAAAAGAAGTCTGTCATTCGTCAGGTCAAAACTCTTTTAAGGGGTTACCTACAGAGCGCAAGATCTTCATCTCGCGGTGGCGGTAACATTAGTGGTAAGCCCATGCTAGACATGGGTGGGCATAAAGTACGATTAGTAAAGGATATGCCCAGAAACAAATAATCTAGGAGAAGAGCTATGGCTGAGAAGAAGAGTTCNAACAAGGTACGGGCTAGAGATGATAGTGGTGCTTTCATTGCTGACGATCCTACNACGGAGAAGAATGAAGCTTGGGTTTCTCTCTCTGCAAATGAAATTAACAAATTGAGATTAAAGGCGTTAAGGGAAAGTATGCTTAAGGAGCAGAAGTCCAAGGATGCGTAGCGAACACAAAAGTCCTACTGGTGGTTTAACTCCTGCTGGTCGCGCTCACTTTAAGAGAACCGAGGGCGCTAACCTTAAGCCAGCAGTTAGTAAGGGAACTAATCCCCGACGTATTTCTTTCGCTGCAAGGTTCGCTGGAATGAGGGGGCCGATGAAGAAACCGAACGGTGAGCCTACCCGTAAAGCATTAGCATTACAGAAGTGGGGCTTTGGCTCTATTGAAGCTGCCCGTAACTTTGCAAGGAGGCATAAGAAGTCGTAATGTGTTTTGGTGGATCTAGCGCGGAAAGCCGCTATCAAGCAATGAAGAAGACATATGATCCTCTTCCTTCGCTAAAAATGGAACCGAGTTCCTCAGTAAGTGGGAGTACATCCTCCCAGCTTAGAGATGTACGGCGTAAGGGAATGAAGAAACGATCCCTTCTTACTCCTCTTCTCATGAACGAGACATGAGTTTCTTGAACACAATAAGCGTAGAAGACCTCTCTCTTCTTCGCCGCATAGTTCGTAAGACTCATTACGCCTATGTAGAAGCCAAGCATGGTAAGAACTTTGTAACTGACACAGAGTGCGACAAGCTTATTTCCAGCATTGGCCCTGAGGTTGTTGAGCGTATGATTAAATTTGGCGTAGATAAAGGATTAAGGTAATGAGCCTATATGAAAACATGAACAGACGAAGGAAAGCTGGAACTAGCCGTTCCAAGAAAAACTCTACTGTCACTGCTAGATCTTATGCTAATATGAAGGCTGGCTTCCCTAAGAAGAAGAAAAGCCTTCTTAAAAGAACAACATAGATGTCAGCCTTAACGGTAAGCCAAGTTGCAGCTTTAAAGAAACATAAGGTGCATCACAGTGCAAAGCATATAAAAGATATGACTGTTGCAATGAGGTCTGGTAAAAGTTTTTCTCAAGCTCACACTGCTGCAAAGAAAAATGAAAAAGCTAAGAAGTAATGGCTGAATTTAAATACAAGCCTGATGGCGATGTAATAAAAGCCTTTATGAAAAACACCACGTTCTTTCGTGGCATAAGAGGCCCCGTAGGTTCTGGTAAATCTGTTAGCTGCTGCGTTGAAGTCTTTCGCCGCGCCCTTGAGCAGAAGAAAGCATCTGACGGAATACGCCATAGTCGATGGGCAATCATTAGAAACACCAATCCCCAGCTTAGAACTACTACAATCAAGACTTGGTTAGATTGGTTTCCCGAAGCAGATTGGGGTAAGTTCACTTGGTCTGTGCCATATACCCACCACATAAAAAAAGGTGACATAGACCTTGAGGTTCTTTTCTTAGCTCTTGATAGGCCAGAAGATGTTAAAAAACTATTATCTCTTGAGCTTACTGGTGTCTGGATTAATGAGGCGCGTGAGCTTCCGAAAAGTATTATTGATGCCTGTACAATGCGTGTTGGTCGTTACCCTTCAATGCGTGATGGTGGCCCTTCTTGGACTGGCGTTATTGCCGATACCAACGCTCCTGAGGAAGATCACTGGTGGCCGATCATGGCTGGAGAGGTTCCAGTGCCAGATCATATTCCGCGTGAGCAAGCTAAGATGCTGGTTAAACCAGACAACTGGAAGTTCTTTACGCAGCCCTCTGGAATGGTCGAGGCCAGAGACGAAGACGGAGAAATAAAGGACTACGTTCCTAACTCTAATGCTGAGAACACTAAGAACATGATGAAGTCTTACTATCCAAACCTTATTCAAGGTAAGACTAAAAGCTGGATTGATGTATATGTGATGAATAGATTGGGCCACATTCAAGACGGAAAGCCTGTGTATCCTATGTTTGCACCAGAAATCCATGTAGCTGATGAGGAAATACCAGTAGCGGCAGGGGTTCCTGTCTATGTTGGCGTTGACTTTGGGCTTACACCAGCAGCCGTATTTGGTCAGAAGATACGAGGACGCTGGTTCTTACAGTCAGAGATCGTAGCTATTGACATGGGCATAGTGAGATTTGCCGAAGTTATGAGGAATGAACTATCTACACGTTATGCTGCTGCGGGGGATGTTATTATATATGGCGATCCTGCTGGTGACTTTAGAGCGCAGACTGATGAATCCACACCCTTTCACATTCTGCGTGGTGCTGGCTTGAAGGCGTTCCCAGCGCCCTCCAACTCTGTTGATCTTCGACTTGAAGCTGTCTCTTCCCAGCTAACCAAGATGTCCGAAGGTAAGCCAGTGCTTTTAATTGATAGGCGATGCCCACAGCTTATCAAAGGATTTGAAGGTGGGTATGCCTACAAGCGTATGGAAGTATCAGGTGAGCGTTATGCAGATAAACCTGACAAGAATATGTTTAGCCACGTTCACGATGCAGCGCAGTACCTATTTCTAGGCGCTGGTGAGGGTAGAGCCTTGATGAACTCACAGAAACCAGCAGTACCAGTAGTAGCAAAACGTAGCTTTGATGTATTCAATAGGGGTGGTAGCTCAAGAAAGAAGCCTAGCTTCTGGGCAAGGATGTAGTTTTCCATTGATGTTTTGTGGTTTTTGTGCTTACGAAGAATAAACAAAGGAGATCGCTATGTGTTTTGGCCCTAGCTCATCAGCAAAACAAGCCTCGGCTGAACAGCGTGTAGAGGCTGACGATTTAGAACGTGAGAAAATAGAGGATCGCGCAGAGCAAAAGCGGGAAGATATTTCTGATGTACTAACAAGAAGGAAAACTAAAGGCACTCGTAGGTCTTTATTCTCTGGTGGGCGTCAAGGATTTTTAGGTAGGTTTGACTAATGGCTGAAGATCCAATCGCAAAGCAATACATTGCAAGTTACATAAAAGCTAAAGCATTTCGTGAGAACTGGGTTCCATTGTTTGAGGAGTGCTATGAGTATGCACTTCCACAGCGTGAGTCATTCTACCATGAAGAAGCTGGGCANCGCAGGGACGATAGGATCTTTGACGAAACAGCAGTCGTAGGTGTTCAAGAGTTTGCTAGTCGTTTACAGTCTGGCATTGTTCCTAACTTTGCACGATGGGCTGACCTTATGGCTGGTAGCGAAGTTCCTGTTGAGCAGCGCGAAGAAGTCAACAATGAGCTAGACGAAGTTACTGAGTATGTATTCGAGGTTCTTCAGAACTCTAACTTTAGCCAAGAAGTGCATGAGTCCTTTATGGATCTAGCTGTTGGTACTGGNGTGCTGTGCGTTGAAGAAGGTGACTCAATTAATCCCGTAACCTTCTCTGCAATACCTTTGCCTCATGTTGTACTAGATACTGGCCCTGACGATAGNATTGACCACGTTTACAGAGAGCGTAAGAGAGTAAAGTTTGATCACTTGCAGATCATGTATCCGAATGGAAAGTTTAANNATCAGGTTCTTTCGTTTATGGGATCAGGTCGAGAAACAACTGTACTTGAGATAGTTTGCNGAGACTATTCTAAGAAAAATCAAGAAGCATACTTTCACTATGCTATCTGCATGACAACTAAATCATGTATATATTCTAAAGAAATATCTGGAATAGGGTCTAATCCATTTGTTTGTTTCCGATGGTCTACTTGTGCTGGCGAGGTCTATGGCCGTGGCCCACTTATTAATGGTCTATCAGCTATTAAAACAACCAACCTTACTATAGAGTTAATCCTTGAAAATGCTCAAATGTCTATCTCTGGCATATACCAAATGGAAGATGATGGCGTTATTAACCCTGATACTATCAACCTCGTTCCAGGATCTATCATTCCAAAAGCTATGGGTTCTGCTGGATTACAGCCAGTACAATCTGCTGGTAGGTTTGATGTAGCGCAGCTTATTTTGTCTGATATGAGGCAGAATATTAAACGTGCTTTATATAATGATATGCTTGGTAATCCTGATAAGACACCAGCTTCTGCTACTGAGGTAGCTGAAAGAATGGCTGACCTGTCTCGCAGAATGGGGTCTGCATTTGGTAGATTGCAAGCCGAGCTTGTGCAGCC